TGAATGCTGACGAGCTTGAGTAGGCAAATGCGGACGATCCAGCGTCATCTGAATCGGCATCGTTCTTCGATAGGTCGTCCAGATAGTTCTCAGCGGACTCAACGGCGATCTTACGATCCTCGCCATTGAACTCAGCGAGGGATGGGAATGCTTCCGAGAGGAGGCGACGAGCAAGCGCATAAGCGTGCCTGTGCGCCCCAGGAGGGACGTAGAGTCCTGTGTTGGTAACTTGTACTAGCCCACGCTTTCTACGTCCCGCATTGACCCGTGAGACGATCTCTTGGGCGATCTGCCCGAGGATGTCGTTTAGCTTGGTTTCCGGTGTTGGTGACTCAGCGAGAAGTGCTTCGAATTCCTCTGAAGCAAGCCTATCCTTGATGCCATCAATCGTAAGTAAAGTCCAAGCCATATAAAAGAGTGCCTCGGACTAGGGGAAAAACGACAAAACCCTAATCCGAGGCGGTTGTTTGTTCCTTAGAACAAGAGTTTAGCCACCATGCTACCAGAAACCGTTCCAGCCGAACTAGCCGAGGTTTGTTCGATACGAACATAACGACGAGTGTTTGCAGGAAGACGGAAGCGAACAGTCTTAGCGGCGAGACCACCAGAAGCGTACACCTGAGTTGTCGAAACAAGTGGATCAACAGCAGTGAAACTGGAGTTGTCTGCCGAGTCTGACAATTTGTAGGTATAAGTACCAGCAGTGATACTTGCAGCAAGTGGACAAGTAAGTTCGAAAACGACTTTCTCAACGTCACCACCGATGACTTGTTCAAGGTCGAAAGCGACAGTGTTTGCTCCTGCTGAAGCGATTGCAACCGTGCTGGTGTAAGCAGAGTCTTGGATATTGCGATTGAATTCGTAGGCCATATTGGTGTTCTATTTGGAATTAGGCAGCGGTTTCGGTATCGGAGATAGAGTCCGTAACGATGATTGGGATTCCGAACGACTCAGTTGGAAGACCATTGAGAAGACCATTGAAGGCTTCTTGCTTGGTATTCGGAGTGATCGAACGACTGATTGCCAACTGATAAGCCGAACGGCGGCTCATCAAGAAGTGAGTTGGCTTAACACCAACTGGGAACTGACGAAGCAGATCAAGCAGTTTTGCATCGGAGCAAGTATTGCCAGTGGTAGTACCAAGGTTCTTGATACGACCCACAGCATATTTGTTGGCGCACTGAAGACCAACCCATGCGGTAAGGTCAGCGATGTAAGCTGCAAAGCGTTTACTATTGGAGTCAGTAGCATCACCTTCGCGGAATGCACTCAAATCGATGGTCGTATTCTGACCATAGACGTACTGAACACCTTGCGAACCAGCAGCGATTGCATACACGGATGAACAGGCACTTCCAGTCGATTGAGTTCCATCAACGATAACACCACCTAGGGTGCTGACAAGTGCTTGAAGACCAGGGAAGCCCTTGCCGTCTTGTGCCGTTCCGTAGATGGTTTGTTGACCAACCTTGAACAGAGCCTCGGCCATCACGCCGCGAGCTTCAAGTGCTTGGTAGGCAACTGCGCCGTCGATGTACGCATTGGCAGCAGCCTTGTCGCACTCAACGCGAGCAGAAAGCAAGAATGCTTCGATCGTGCGCTCAGTGAAGTTGGATTTGGTAGCGTCCGTTCCTTCGTTCAAGGCGCGGAAAGCAACCGTAGGACGACCGGTACGAGCGGAGATTTTGTAGGAAGTACCAGGAATTGTACGAGCAGGGATGATCGTAACTTCTGGTGCAACGGTGGCGACTTCTTCAATCAAGCCCACTGCCATATCAGCAGAGTTGAGCTTGGCGAGGTCTAATAGGGTAAGGTTATTAGCCATTGTGGTTGTGTATTAGGATTGAGATTGAGCACGGATTGCTGCTTCAACGCGAGCAAGGCCGGTTAGTTGTGGTGCGTCCTCGGTACGACCAGCGAGGATCGTGTTGCCCGAGAGAGCGTCTTTGCCTGGAAGTGAGGCAAGTACTTTGATTGCCTTCTCGTCAGCGAGGATCGAGCCAAGCCAGAATGCCTTAGCATCTTCGTCTTGTGGAGCGATGCGTCCAGCTTTGATAGCTTCTTCGATTGCGTGTTCAGCAGATGCCGAGGCTTTCGACGAGAGTTGCTTCTTGAGAGCAGCATTCTCTTCTTCGAGTGCCATGAACTTATCCTTCAGAGAGGTGTAGTCATTGCTTGCTTCAACTGAAGCTGCCTCGATGGTTTCGGCATTGAGAGCAGACTCACGCAAGGTGGCAAGTGCTGCTTTCGCGGTTTCCAAGGCGGTTTCTGGCGATTCACTCGCTTCGACAAGCCCCAGTTCGACTAGGTGGTTGATATCCATAATTGGTTCTGTGTGTGATGCGGCGATGCGCGGGATTTCTTCAAACGCTGGATCATTAACCAACGAGCCAATCTCACCGCGAGGTGGTAGACCGGATGGAACACCATTGTCTGAAAGCAGAAAAGTTGGGGAGAAGTACGAGTAGTCTTTTCCTTCGATCGCCTTGCGACCGGCTTCCGTCCATTCGACATCGAGGACAAGACCTACCCCAGACTCGTAGCGGAATTCTTTAGGAATGAATGAAGCTGGGCCTTGCTTGTGATCGAATCCGGCGAATGGACGGACATTGGATTCAAACCTCTTGCCAAGGTCTTCAGCGAAGGATGCTGCGATGCGCTCATCGATCTGAACGTCAACACGCTTAGGCTTGCCTCCAACAGTAGCCGAGATCGAGTGATGACCTTCTGGAAGATACACGATAGTTCCATCAGTCATCGAGATGTCCGATTGGAATGCTGCTTGTATGATAAGTCCGCTCATCACTTGTTCATTACCACAAAACTTAGAAAACCCCAAATGGAACTTACTGAAGAGTGGAGAGGATGTGATCAACTGCTGAATCGATGAAGACATTGACATAGGTTTGTTCTGGCGGAAGTGCTGTAGGCCAAGGCTTTTGGTTGACTGACTTTCTCAGCGAGTAGATCGGTGTGATAGAACCATCTTCTTCTTTGCGAGCAAGTACTCCCTTGGCTGCAAATAGTGGTGAGATTCTCTGCGAATAATCCCTAGCATTGATACCGTGTGCTGTAGGATGCAGTGGTATCGTGAGGAACTTCTTGCGCTTCGTGGTGATGACTCCTCCGGTCACTTTGTGAGCGAATCCAGTAGAAGCATTCGATATAGTTGCTGTCTGGCTTGTGACTCTGCCTACATTCCATCCAGACTCAACTAGCTTCCACCAATCGGTCAGCTTGCGTCCTGGTCCATGAGTCGGCAGTGATGTATTGAGCCAGATGTTGCGTCCTGTTGTCGTGTAATATCCTTTGATCGCGATCAGTGCGGCTTGCGCTCCAACCTTGAGTGCATCCTGCCTTGTGGCAGGTGTCATTGCTTGAATCAGATCCGTCTTGACCTCATTGAGTCCAGCAACACTGATGTTGATTCCAATGAACCCTTTACCATTTTTTGATCCAGTCCACATCGGATTATTGGTCTAGTCCCTCGATGATCGAATTGCCAATCTCGCTCTCAAGCGCATCAGTCAGTGCCTTCGTGTCCAACTGACCGAACAGTTGTGGTATCTTCTCAACCACAGATTCAACCTCCTTGTAGAATGCGCCAACTGTCATCCGCTCGCTCTTGTCTAGCAGATCAGCAATGATTGAATCGATCGGATTCAACCACGCACCGGCAACAGCTAGGATCTCTTCGTCAGTCATTGCGTTGAGAATTCATGATCTTCTTCGCCCATGCGTATCCTTCGTCACCACCCCAGCCGTTCCATGCTTGCCATCCTTTGCCCTTCTCGTCCCAAGTCGATCCTTGCTTGTCCACTTCGTGACGAGCGAAGAACGATAGCATCCGTTGGACTGTGTCTGCTGATAGCTCGACTCGGTTAGAGATGTCACGCGCCCGAGCAAGACCAACGCTGGTCATGCCTCGCTCGATCATCGGCTTGATGCGACGAACCTCAAGTGCCTGCCTAGCATTGTCTGCCATTGCAGCAGTAGGTTGGAATCCAGCAGCGGCACTCTCGACTTGCGAGTATAGTTGGTCGATACTTGGGTCAACTGGTGGAACGTCAACCGGCACATCGATTGGTGCGACCGGCGGGATGTCTCCTGTGAACAATGGTTCGCCTGGAAGTGGTTCTGGGATTCCGAGTTCCTCGTAGACGTACTTCAAGGTCATCGGAACACCGATCTCCTTGTAGATCTTCATGCGTTCTGCTGTTGCCTTCTGATCCTTCGCGTGTGGGATCTCCAAACAGCAGTATGGCATATCCTCGGCGGCAACCTCCCCGAAGTTCA